GATTGGGTTGAAAGCGGAAAGTATGGCGATACTTATAAACAGACAATTATTGTTGATGGTACTCATAAAGTTATAAAAGTTGATGCACCCGATACGAAAGGTAATTATACAGGTAGTACTTATGAGTATGACGGTCAAACATTCGGAGATTTATTGGATGTTGTTAATTATATTGATGCATCTTCGTCTTTAGCCAATGCCGTTGCAGTGGCAGAGAAAGAAACCGATACTACTCCTACGGAGAAACAGAAAGAAGCCGGCAATTATAAGAAAGGTCATGTGCAGGTTGGTACATTCAATATCACCATTGAGAACCCGAAAGGATCCGTTCGTAGTGGAATAGATACAGAGGGCAACAAATGGGAAACGACCATGCAGAACACCTATGGCTATATTCGTGGCACGGAAGGTGTAGACGGCGACCATATAGATGTGTTCCTCTCTGATGATATTGACGGGTGGAATGGTCGCAAGGTGTTTGTGGTTGACCAATATAACGAGGACGGCACGTTTGACGAACACAAGGTTATGTTGGGTTTCAATGAGGCTGACGCTGCTGAAGCAGCTTACTTTGCTAATTATGACAGAAATTGGGCGAAGAAGCACAAGACGGTGCTGACGGGCGTTAACTTGGAGGAGTTCGAGAAGTGGATAGAGAGCAGCCATCGCAAGACCAAGGCTTTTTCGGAATACAAGTCTGTAAAGACGATCGAGGGGCAGAGTTCCGGCACGCAAGGCAACAGACTTTCAGAAGTCAAGTTCCGTATTGAAGAATTGCACAAGGAACAAGAAGCAGCGCACAACCGTAGCGACATTTTTGATGAGGCTCGTATTATTTCTGAAATTAACGATCTTTTTACCGAACAACGCAAGTTGGAACAAGACGCTTCCAGTGAAGAAGCGACTGCACCGACTGATGCTCCGTACACCATTACTCCGGCGCAGTACATCACCAAGCGAGGTAAGGTGTTAGATATGCAACTTGTTGAGTTCCCATCGGAATTGCGCAAGGAAGTTCAAAAGCATGTAAGTATGTTCGCCAAAGAAATGAAAGGTTGGTGGGACAGGGAAAAACACGGCTTTATGATGCGTAGCGAAGAGGATGCCAAACGATTAGCAGAATACGCAGTAGATGCACAAGGACAACCTCCCATATCAATGTTGGATATACAGGCTGTAAATGATGGTGATGTGCTGTTTACTGAACCCAAAGCACCAGCAAAGGATGAAAAACAGGATTACACCCCTGTATGGCAATACTCTGTTTCTGTTGATAAGGAAACCGGATATACGACTTTGACTCGCGATGATGTGAGCGGTCCCATACCTATTGGTGATGCACGTTTTCGTCAGACAACCAACAGCCCGGAGGAAATGTTAGGCATTCTTCGCAATCCGCAGAATGGCATGCAAGAAGTTTTGGATGCAGTTGGTGTTCCGCTTGAAAATAAAATTAAGACCCGAGAACTTGATCGCAAGGCAAAGGATGAAATTCATGACAAAAGGACAGATTTCGTTGTTGATAAGGAAATGGATAACAGATATTCTGTTCGTACTTTGATGAAGATGATTGACGCGGAAAAGCAGGCTGTGATGGATTTAGGAGAGAAGCGTGGTGGAGACGTTTATCATGAAGGAAATATTATTTTCCTGACCAAAGATAGTGCAGACAAGTTTGCTAATGAAGCTCGAACTCTTATCAGCGATATGAGGAGTAAGCAGCAACAAGGCAATTCACAGAAAAAGACTGAAGCGAGTGGTAACCGTCTTGTTACTGATGAGCGTTATGCGGAACTTCGTGAGCGTATGCGTAAGAAGTTACTCGGTCAAATGAATATTGGTATTGACCCTGAAATACTTGCCATTGGCACAGAAATGGCTGTTTACCATTTAGAGAAAGGCTCACGGAAGTTTGCAGAATATGCAAAGGCTATGATTGTAGACTTGGGTGATTCCATACGTCCGTACCTTAAAGCATTTTACAATGGTGCGCGAGATTTGCCTGAGGTGTTAGAAAACGGATTGAATACTGACATGACCTCTTACGATGAGGTGCAGAAGTTCGACGTGGCCAACTTTGACAAGTCCGGCATTGATGCACTCGCCACCGCTGAAACTGTAACGAAAGAGGCGGAAGTGGCGGGGGAGGTTGAAGTTGCACAGGAACGTATAAAGAAAACTCGTTCAACGCGCAAGAAGAGTGAGAAAAAAACTGTAAATTTACAGCAGTCAAACGAGCTTGGTTTGTTTGGCAGTTTGTTTGATAATAACGAAACCAACAACGAAGATGGACGAATACACCAAGAAAGTACTAAGATTACAGGGACACAGCGAGAAGTCAATAGCGAAAATGGAGCTGGAGGAACGGATAGACGCAGCATGCTACCGCCACAAAGCGGAAACGCTAGAAGCACCGTACACATGGAGCGAGGAAGAGTGGACGGAGATTTACAAAGAGGCAGGGATGACGGACGAGGAAATCGTAGAGTACAGGAAGGAACAGGCGAAATACAACGGGGGCGAGGAACACGACTTTCCGATGATGCCATAGATGAACCGAAAAATACTCGCAATAATCATTCAGACCGGGGGACGAACTATGCTCCAACTTCGGTAGATGCACGCATAGAGGCCAATATTAAAGCTATAGAGTTGGCACAGCAACTTATTGAGAGTGGAGAGCTTGCTACTCCTAAACAAATGGCAGTACTTCGCAAGTTTAGCGGTTGGGGTGGTTTAGGTAAAGTATTTAGTGATAATACATATTCGACACGTCTACAGCAGTTGATGGGCACAGAAGCCTATCAAGAAGCTGTAATGAGTGCTAATAGTGCGTATTATACCCCTGCTTATGTTGTAGATACTCTTTGGGATATTGTTACACAAATGGGTTTCAAGGGTGGTTACATTCTTGAAGGTTCTGCAGGTATCGGAAACATTTTGGGGCAGATGCCTACAAATATCAGCGAGCACAGCGACATCCATGCTATTGAGATTGACGGGACTTCGGGTGGTATTCTCTCACTCCTTTATCCTGATGCCAAAGTAGAGATACAGGGTTTTGAGCAGACACGTATTCCTAATGGAAGTGTGGACTTGGCTATTACTAATGTTCCGTTCGTTACCGGACTCCGTGTGAATGACACCACGGGCGACAAAGACCTGTCGAAGAAATTCCACAACATACACGATTTCTGTATAGCAAAGAATGTGCGCAAACTGCGTGAGGGCGGTTTGGGTATCTTCATCACGTCCAATGGTACGCTTGACAACAGTAAGAAACTCCGTGACTGGATTGTGGGCGAGGGAGGCGCAGACTTCGTGGGTGCTTTCCGCATGCACAACAAGACTTTCGGCGGCACCGGAGTAACCTCTGACATCGTTGTTATCCGCAAGCGTGTGAACGGGCAGAAGTCTGTCCATGCCATTGATGTAAGTGATGTGAGCGGAGAGCGCATGGCAGAGTACGATACCGGGGAAACACGCAAGGTTAAAGGCAAGGAGATACCAGTCATTAAGCAGCTTTCAATGGACTACAACCGCTATTTCATTGAACACCCCGAAAACATGGCAGGTGAAATGCACTTTGCATTTGAGAAAGGCGATACTTTCCGCCCGACCAGCAAAGGCTTATATCCTAAACAGAATAAGAAACAGGAAGAAATGTTGGCTGAATTTGTCCGCTCATTCCGTGCAGAGGAATTTGGTGAGCGCAATACCGAGCTTGCCATCGATGTAATGCCCGGCAAGAAGATTGGCGAAGTGTTTGTCAAAGACGGAAAACTATACATCAACTCAACTGCAAGCGCACAACCTCTCGAAGTGAATGCCAACAAGGTAAAGGGGCATACGAAAGTGGAATGCTTTGAGGCATACACCGCTATCAAGGAAGCTCTTGCGGAAGTCCTTTCCTATCAGACTGCGAATGAAAGCGATGAGGGACTTAAACCGTTGCTTGACAAACTCAACAAAGTATACGATGATTTTGTCGGCACATACGGACACTTCAACAAGAACACCGCCATTGCGTTTCTCCGAAATGATGTGGACTATGCCAATGTATACGCTCTTGAAAAGTTTGAAGAAACGGCAGATGAAAAAGGAAACCAGATACAGAAATTTGACAAGACCGATGTATTCAGCAAACGTGTTGTTGAAAAAGAGAAAGAACCCACTCCTACCAATGTCAAGGACGGTATCATTGCAAGTATCTTTAAATTCGGTCGTGTAGATATACCGTACATCGCCGAACAACTTGGCACAGGTATCGAGGATGTGAAGAAAGAAATCATCGAGAGCGGTTACGGTTTCGAGAACCCTGTAACCCGACAGATGGAAGCATCGTATCACTACTTGAGCGGAAATATTCGTGAAAAACTGCGTCAAGCAGAGGTAAATAACGAGAATGGGGAATTTGACCGCAACATCAAGGCATTGCAGGAGGTCATGCCTATGGAAATCCCCGCACATTTGATTGACTTTACCCTCGGAAGTTCTTGGATTGACCCGAAACTGTATGAGGATTTTGTAAAGGAACGCACGGAGGTTGACGTACGGTTTACAGCTGTGGGCGGTACTTGGTTTATGAAAGAACCATACTTCACTGATTATGAGAAGAACCGTGCAATGGGGGTAACCAGCGAAATGCTTAACCGTACCATTATGGGGCATACTCTCATTGAAGCTGCCATTCAGAACAGAAGCATCACCGTTTCCACCACCAAGAAACACTATGACGGCACTACCGAAACCATTACCGACAAGGAAGCGACACAGGCTTGTGCCGCCAAAATTGATGAAATCCGTCAAGATTTCAAGGATTGGGCAAGGCAGAAGATGCAGAGCGACCCGGAAATGTCGGCATTGATTGAGCGTATCTATAATGACACGTTCAATAACTTTGTGCCTATGAGCATACCAGATGAGTTTGTACCGGAGTATTTCGGAGGTGCCTCGCACAAGTTTAAGATGCGTCCGCATCAAGGCAGAGCCATTATAAGAGGCACACAACAGCCTTTGTTGCTTGCCCATGAGGTTGGAACAGGGAAAACCTTTACTCTAATTTCTACAGCAATGGAAATGCGCCGTTTGGGTACTGCACGCAAACCCATGATTGTAGTGCAGAATGCTACTGTTGGACAATTCGTTGCAAGTGCAAAGGAACTGTACCCCAACGCCAAGATACTGACACTTGAAGAAGCAGACCGCAGTGCAGAGGGCAGAAAGAACTTTTATGCCAAGATACGCTACAACGATTGGGATATGATTGTCATTCCGCAGTCTACCTTTGAATTTATCCCCGACAGCGAGGAAAGGGAAATGACTTTCGTACAGGACAAGATTGAGGAGAAGATGCTCATTCTTGAAAAGATGAAAGAAGAAGACCCGGACGGAAAAAATATGATTACCCGACAGGCTGAACGGGAAATCGAATTATTGGAGGAGCAGCTTGCTGGACTTGCAGACAATGCTTCAAAGAAACGTACCGCCAATGATGAAAAGAAACGTGCTGTAGCTTTGCAGAACGCAGAGGTTAAAGCTATGGAAATGCTTGACCGCCGAACTGACGATGTGGAGAACTTTGACGATATGGGCATTGATGCTTTACTTGTAGATGAAGCGCACGAGTATAAGCACCTCGGATTTGCCACTGCCATGCAGCGTGGAGTTAAAGGTGTGGATCCGTCATACAGCAAGAAGTCACAAGGCGTGTTCCTGAAGACACAGGCTATCTTGGAAAAAAACAACGGACGGAACGTAATCTTCGCAACCGGTACACCCATCAGCAACACCGCCGCAGAGATTTGGACGTTCATGCGCTATCTCATGCCCGCTGATACGATGAAAGAGTACGGTATCTATTACTTTGATGACTTTGTGCGCAACTTTGGTAACATTCAGCAGATGCTGGAGTTCACCACAAGTGGAAAGTTCAAAGAGAACAACCGCTTTGCTGGGTATGTCAATTTGCCTGAACTGGTGCGTATATGGTCGGGAGTGTCCGATACCGTCCTAACCAAAGAAGCCGGCGGCGTAAAGGACAAAATACCCGAAATGGAGGGAGGAAAGGCACAAGACCTTTATCTGCCACAGACACGCGCATTACGTAGCATCATGAAGTTCGTAAAGAACGAACTTGAACATTATGAACAGATGAGCGGAAAGGAGAAGAAAGAGAACAGCCACATCCCGCTCACGATGTACGGTATTGCCAAAGCCGCTGCCGTGGATGCCCGATTGGTACAGTCTGATGCCGAAGATGATGTAAACAGTAAGACTCATGAAGCCGTTCGACAGACATTGCGCTCGCTGAAAGAAACAGCCGATTACAAAGGTACGGTTGCCATTTTTGCCGACAATTACCAAAACAAACAGAGTGGCTTCAACCTTTATGATGACATCAGGGATAAGCTGATTACAGAGGGGGTTCCTGCAGATGAGATTGTGATAATGAGGTCGGGAATGACTGTCAAGAAAAAACTTGAAATCTTTGAAAAGGTAAACCGTGGCGAGGTGCGTGTGATTCTCGGTTCGACCTTTACACTCGGTACAGGCGTGAACATTCAGGAACGCTTGCACACGCTGATACATTTGGATGCGCCTAACCGTCCAATGGACTATACCCAACGTAACGGACGTATTTTGCGACAGGGAAATCTGCACAAGGATATGAATAAACCTGTACGTATCTTGCGTTTCGGTGTAGAGGATAGTCTGGACGTTACCGCCTACCAACGCCTGAAAACAAAGGGGGCCATTGCCGATAGTATTATGAATGGCAAGCAGATGATGTCGAACAGTATGACCAACCGTGTGCTTGAGGAGGAAGAAGATGTGTTTGGAGATACTATAGCACAACTCTCCGGCAGTGAGTATGCTATGCTGAAAAACAATGCGGAAAAGAATGTACGCAAGTATGCAAGCCGTAAAAAGCAATGGGAAACAGACCAAGCCTACATCCATAATGCCAAGCCAAGGTTAAAAGCCTTTATCAAAGATGCTGAAAAGCGCATTGAGGATAACAGCCGATCCTTGGAGGCTGTACGGGTATCATTCCCCGATGAACAATTCAAAGAGATTATAATCGGCAAACATCGCTTTACCTCTGTTGATACAATGGATGATTTCTTCAAGGAACACAACAAGACTGTTCTTGCTGAAATGAAGCAGATGAAAGACGGTGATATTTCAGGGGAACAAAAGCGGGAACTGACTATACAGATAGGCAATTTCCCATTCATTGTATCAACTAAATTGACAAGACAGACCATGCGTGATGGTACAACTTTGTTCAATGACGTTGAGAGAAAAATGACTTATTCATGTACAGAACTTGGTATCGAGGATGTTCCTGTACGTCAAAATCTGCTCCGTAATGCCATTGAGGATATTACCGGCAATGTGATTACAGGAAAAAACTTTACCGAAAGATTGGAAGCCGCTGAGCGAAGCAAGAAACACAATGAGGCCGAATTGAAAGAACTCCTGTCAAGAGAGGGAAAACCTTTTGAGTATGAAGAAGAATTGGCACAAGCGAAATCGCAGTTGGAAGAATATGCCGAACTGATGAAAAAAGAATTGGAAGAAAAGGAAGCCAAGTATGCGGAAATGGATGCCACAGTAGAAACGGCAAATAATGTTTCTACCTCGGAAGAAGATGATGAATTAAAACGTGAAGATGATGGTGCATACACCGATGATGAGGTCAGCTATGATAATGACTCGGTGGCAAAACTGCTTGGACAGTCAAGGAGAACTGCAAAGCAACGGAGGAAATTTGCACAACGTGAACGCCAAAGAATGGCAGAGCGCGTGGTAAGCCTGACAGAGAAACTGCATCTTGACAATGTGGAGGTTGTTACCGATGCCTCAACACTGGATGGTAAGAAACAGCGTGCGAAAGGATTCTACTCAAAGAGTACAGGAAAGATAACTATTGTCATCCCTAATCACACGAGCATGTTTGACGTTGAGCAGACCCTACTTCACGAGGCTGTGGCACACTACGGCTTACGGCAGTTGTTCGGAGAACATTTTGATACATTCCTTGATAATGTATTCAACAATGCCGATGAAATTATACGCAGACGTATTGTAGATATGGCTTCAAAGAATGGTTGGGATTTCCGCAAGGCTACCGAAGAATACCTTGCCGGACTTGCCGAACACATTAATTTCGAGGAAGCACGTAAAAACGGTTGGTGGCAGAGGATAAAACAATTCTTCTTTGAAATGCTCGACAAATTGGGCTTTTCCGATTTTAGAGGGGTTACTTTGACGGATAATGAACTCCGTTATATCCTTTGGCGTAGTTATGAAAATCTGAAAGAAGGTAAGCACAGCAACCTGTTCGAAGAAGCTGCCGACATTGCTATGCAGCACAAGTTGAGGGTTGGCGAATTTGCCGACACCTCAACCGATGATGTACTGAACCGAGACGGTGATCCCGAAATACACGAGCGTACTTTGGCACGAGCAAAATATGAACAACGTGTGAAGAGTGGAATGTATCAGTCACAGGAAGCCTTGCAAGATAGTATGCTTGGTTTGAAAGAAGCAATGACCGCAATCCTCGGCAAGAATACCCGAATGGAAGATGTTGATGGATTTGAAAATGCCTACTTAGGTGAGAACCGCTTATCAAGTGTGAACAAAGCCGAAGCCGATGCCTTTGCGCACCTATTGTTCAAGCCAATGCTTGAAGAAGTAGCCAAACTTGCACATAATACAGCAGAGCGCGAGGAACTGACCGATTATATGATGGCTAAACACGGTCTTGAACGCAATAGAGTAATGGCAGAGCGTGATGCACAAAAGGACTTTGCGGAATATCAGAAGCAGCATCCGAAGAGTACAAAGGCCTTGCAGGACTTTATCGACGAGTGTCGTAAGCGTGATTATGCAGGTCTTACTGCCCTTACAGGTATGGAAGAGATTGTAGATGCAGAAGCCGAAGCACAGGTTATGGTAGATGAGTACGAAAACGCACACGACACCACCGCATTGTGGAGCAAGGTTAATGCCGTCAGCAAGGCAGTCCTTTCCAAGTCTTACGAGTGCGGAATGATGAGCAAGGAAACCTACGACAGTGTAAGAGATATGTATGAGTTTTATATCCCTTTGCGTGGATTTGATGAAAAAACGAGTTCTGAAGCATACGCTTACCTTACACATAAGCAGAGTCTGTTCAATGCACCTATCAAGAAAGCAGAGGGAAGACGCTCTAAAGCAGATGATCCATTTGCCAACCTACAATCTATGGCCGAGAGTGCCATTATGCAGGGAAACCGCAACAAACTCGTGAAGCAGAAGTTCTTGAACTTTGCCCTCAACCATCCGAGCGACCTTGTTAGTGTGAGTGATTTGTGGTTGCAGTATGATGCGGTTGCTGATGAATGGAAGCCGATATTCCCCGACAATATTGACATCAACGATAGTCCCGAAGAGGTAGAGCGAAAGATGAACGAATTTGAGGATAAGATGAAGCAGCTTGCTGAATCTGCCCCCGATAATTACAAGCACGGCAAGGATGCGGTAAACATTCCGTACCGTGTGGTAGAGAACCGTAATTTGCGACAGCATCAAGTGGTGGTGAAGCGAAACGGCAGAGACTATGTGATTACCATCAACGGTAATCCGAGAGCTGCACAAGCATTGAACGGACAGACGAACCCGGATAATGATATCAGCGGAAGTATCGGTCAGCTTGTACATCTCATTGGAGATGTGAATAGAACACTGTCCTCATTGTACACCACATTACAGCCGGACTTTATTGCAAGTAACTTCTTGCGTGATATGGTATATTCTAATTCTATGGTGTGGGTTAAGGAAAGTCCGAAATATGCTATTCAATATAACATGAACTTTGCGAAGTTACCTATTGTAAGAATGGTTATGTTATTGGATAAATACCGCAGGGGAACGCTTGATATGAATGATGAAATAGAGAAAATGTTTTATCAGTTCATGATGAACGGTGGCGAGACAGGATTTTCAAGAATGGCAGACATTGACGAGCATAAGAAAGAAATCAAGAAGATGCTGAAAGCGGCGAATGAAAAAATTCCTGCCCATGTGGTACGTGAATGTATGGCTACCTGGATAGGCGAAGTGGGACGAGGTATAGAGATGCGTGCTCGATTTGCCGCCTTTGTAACAAGCAGGAATGCGGGACGGACAATAGACCGCAGTATTTGGGATGCCAAGGAAATCAGTGTGAACTTCAACAAGAAAGGCGCAGGTGATAAGTTCTTGGGGGCTGAAGGACAAACCATGTTGGGAAATGTAGCAGCCGGTGTATCGGGTGCAGGACGAGCCGGATATATCTTTTGGAATGCCGCCCTGCAAGGAACGTTCGGAAACTTCTTGAAGTATGCGATGAGGCATCCCGGCAAAATGGGTACTGTCGTTGCATCATGGTATGGTTTAGCCATGCTTGTTACCGCACTTGCTTCGGCTGGAGGTGATGATGACGATGACAGCTACTATGACATACCCGAACATACTCGCAGACAGAACCTCATTGTCAAGGGGCCCGGTAACGCATGGATAAAGATTCCTTTGCCTATCGAGTACCGAGCTGTGTATGCGATGGGAGAACTTACCGGTTCTTCCCTGTTCCATAACGAGAAATTGGAGGTTAGCGATGTATTGGCACAGATGAGCCAATTGCTTCCCGTAGATATGATGGAGGGGACAAAAGCGTTGTGGCCAAGCAGCGTCAAGCCGATGGTGGAAGTATCGAATAACGAGAGTTGGTACGGTAGTCCGATATGGAAAGATACACCCTACAATAAATATATGCCGAATTGGACGAAAGCCTATAAGAGTGCGAATAAAGACCTTGTAAACCTTTCTGAAACACTGAACGAAGTCAGTGGAGGAAGCAAGTATAGGAAAGGTACTATTGACTTGAATCCTGCTGCCATTGAGTATCTATTGAAACAATACACCGGCGGCTTCTTCACTGTAACCAACCAAATTCGTAATTTGATCAATGTGGGAACAGGTGAAAAAGATTTTGATTGGCGTTATGTTCCGCTTGCCAACCGAATGTTGATGAGCGGTGGCGATGAACGTAATGTAGGTAGGGGGCTGGATGAGAAGTTCTTTGGTTATTTGGATGCATACCGTGCAAAGGCGAGTGAATTCAGCGCCATTAAAGGTGATTTGAGTTTACCGTTGGAGAAGAAAGCAGAACTGATAAGCGAGATTATCATTGATCCTGAATATGTAAAAATGAAAGGAATGGAACGTATTTACTCAAAACTAAAGAAAGCTTATGATACTGCTAAGGAAATCGGAGATACCTCAAAAGCAGAAGAACTTGAAAAGAGGATTAATGAGTTAAAGCGGAAATTCATTTTAGAGATGGAGCAAGACGAACGTAAATAGTTAAACCTAAAATGATTGCTTGGGGTACTACTTTTGTACTCAAAGCAATCATTAAACAACGAAAATATGCATAATAAAGGCAAAGGAAAATTGTTACCAATGAGCCGAATTGCGCCGAAACGGAATGAATTATCTGAAATTGATACCGTTGCTTCCGCAAAGCGGTATGGTGACCGCAGAGCATTTGATATTCTAATGGAAGCGCAGTACTATTGGAATCAGATGGAGGACTTTCGAAAAGACCGGGAACGCAATAAACGCTATACTTATGGTTTTCAATGGGATGATATGATTTGTGTTGATGGTAAATCCATGACTGAAGAAGAATATATCAAGAGCCAAGGTAATGTGCCATTGAAAAATAATCTTATTCGTCGGCTTGTACGCAGCGTATTGGGGGTGTACCGCAGCCAAAGTAAAGAACCTACCTGTACAGCACGTGATAGAGACGAACAAAAACTTGGTGAAACAATGAGTACTATATTACAATGCAATATGCAACTCAACCGAATGCCCGATGTGTATGCTCGAAGTATGGAAGAGTTTCTAATCAGTGGCTTTATTGTTCATCGTAAATCATACGGCTGGCGTAATGGGAAAGAAGACTGCTGGACGGATTATGTACAGCCGAACAATTTCTTCATTGATAACAATATGAGGGATTTTAGAGGTTGGGATGTGTCCGTGCTTGGAGAAGTACATGATATATCTTTTGGGCAACTGTGTGAGCAATTTGCTTCCAGTCCGCAAGAATATCGTGAGCTTCGTGATATTTATAAGTGGGCTGCAAGAAAGGATTATATAGCCACTTACGCAGAGCGATTTGGGTATAGTCGGTTAGAAAATTACGATTTTCTTTTTACCAGTGAGCCGGGAAGATGCAGAGTAATAGAAATATGGCGTAAGGAACAGAAGCCGAGATACCGTTGTCATGATTACCAAAATGGTGACATTTTCAAGATAGATGAGGAAGATTATGCACAAGTAGTACTTGCCGAAAACGAAGAACGTATGCGTATGGCCAAGGAGGTGGGTATGCCTGAAGAAGAAGTACCGTTGATAAAAGCTACTTGGTTTGTAGATGATTACTGGTATTTCTATTATCTATCTCCATTTGGTGATATATTGAGGGAAGGGGAGACGCCCTACGAACATGGCAGTCATCCATACGTTTTCAAAGCTTATCCGTTTATTGATGGTGAAATACACTCATTCGTGGCGGATGTGATAGACCAGCAACGATACACCAATCGATTGATAACGCTTTATGACTGGATTATGAGGGCAAGCGCAAAAGGTGTATTGATGATGCCGGAAGATTCTTTGCCTGATGGTGTGAGCATTGACGATATTGCAGAGAGCTGGACGGAGTTCAATGGTGTCATTGTGTACAGACCAAGTAAAAGTGGCAAGGTACCGGAACAGGTAGCCAACAACTCCACGAACATAGGTATTGCCGAACTGCTGAATATGCAATTGAAATTCTTTGAGGATATTTCGGGAGTAACTGGTGCATTGCAGGGAAAGCCGGGATATTCGGGGGAAAGTGCATCACATTACAATCAACAGACAGAAAATGCTACAAAATCATTACTAGATTTGCTTGAGTGTTTTAGTTGCTTTGTTGTGGACGGGGCATACAAAGATGTGAAGAACATGCAGCAGTTTTATGATACGAAACGTGTGTTCAATATTGCTGGTAGGAGTGGTGCGCAAATTGAATATGACCCGAAGAAAATCCGGGATGTAGAATTTGACTTAAGCATTACTGAAAGTACTTCAACACCGGCATACAGGCATCTTGCTAATGATATGCTAATGCAGTTGTACCAGTCCCAAGCGATCAGCGTAGAGCAGTTGCTTGAGCATGGGGATTTCCCGTTTGCCGATGAACTGTTACAGAGTATCAAGAGCCAAAAGGAACAGCTCGCACAGGGGAGAGTTCCTGACGGGCTTTCACCTCAATTGCTCCAACAAGCGCAACAAAATGCAAATATGGAAGCTGTAAATCAGTTGCATGGGGCAATGCAAGGCTAAATTCAAAACGGCGAATAGAGCAGGGTTCTATTCGCCGTTCTGAAAATTACTCTTTGGACAATTGGTCGCATTCTATCCACGTTTCTAATGTATCATCGAATAGTACTGTACAACCGTAATTATCATCGTCTACTGCTAATACTGTTCCTGAATTTCCATCGTCATTACACACAACTCGGTCGCCAGCTTTTATTTTTCGGATATTGTCAATAGCTAGAGGGTCATTAGTAAGTGTGACAATGCCGTCTATCCCCTGTTTTGCATCATATCTACTTCCCATTACTCTTTTCTTTTTTTGAGTGAATCAAGGTAAGTGAAATATTCTTTGCGCTTGAGTTTAACAATTAATTCAGGTAATGCGCCGCTTCCATTTTTATAAGGAGTACAATAGAAACACTCACGTTCCAAATCATTCACGAATGTTGAACGAGATAAATAACCTTTCTGTTTCAGTTTGCGGAAGTTGAATCTATCCATAATTATGAGTTTACCACTTTTTCCATTGGGCATAACGTAATAACGTTCACCTGTTTCCTCATGTGCTTTGTCTGCTTGCACTACCGCTTCATTTAAACGGATTGATGCACGTAATTTTCTGATAATGTTCATTGTTTATTAGTTTATTAAATTAAATGTTTAATTTTATATTGTTGCTGCCGAAACAGCTCTCTTTCTTCTCTTAATAGTAAATCGGCCAACACGAGGTACAATTTTGGGAGTATCCATTTCAAAGAAGCAGATATGCAGTCCGATAGCCCTTGTCATTAATAAGTCATCATGCTTACCGGTAATTGCGCCAAAAGCACCGTTCGGCTTTTTCTCATAACACAGATATTCATCTAAACAACGTTCGTCACGTTCTGTGTACAGGTTCTCACGAATAACTTTGACTAATGTTGATATAATCATCGGTTTAGTGGAAATGTTGGTGTGAAAACCGTATTTTGTAGGTAATCCCTCGCGTACATCTTCTTCTGACTGTTTGCGTGCATACAGGTTGGGATATATATCCTTTATTTGGTTAAGAATAAATCCGGATTGGTCACCATCCACTTGCCGCTCCTTATCATGAGTTTCCAACGTGTTGCTCTCTATTACCAAGAGCGAGTTGTCATAAAACGCTGCTATTTGTGCCGCTTTCCACGCAAGCTGGTCGATGTCGCAATGCCCATACCATTGGGCAACCACGACAGGCCTGTCGCCGTCAATCATGAATAGACGATCGAACACGACAATGACAGAGAAGTCGGCTTTATTGGAACGGCCTCCCACATCGACAACAGTGAGGTAGCGATCTGTGACAACTTCCTTTTCATCTATTTCAGGAAGTTCCCAAATATGTAACAACCCCTGTTTGTCTTCCACAAAACGCAAGTTCTGCAAAGCGTTCTTGCCTTCGTCTGCATCGGCGTAGACTTCGCCGACATATTTAGGCTTCTTGCAGGTACCACGCATTGCGTCCACCTTGTATTTGTCAAACACACGCGCTCCTGAATGAACAAAGGCTTCAATATCGTCGGACGGAAATTCGGCAGCCATTTGTCCATGATCATTATACTTCCTACGTTCGGCTATATACCAGTTGATAGCTTCGAGTGTAGCCCCTTTCTCCCATAACCACCAAAGATACTTACCGCATTCTTCACGTTCGGAACTAGTATTTTCATTGTTACGGTTTTTATAGAGCCATTCTGCAAAACCTTGTTTTTCTTTATCCGAATTGAAAGCCAGCGTGTATTGTTCTATGTCGAACCATGATACGAACATGGCTTCGAACTGGGAATCCCCTTTCTTTGCTGCGGTATATTCCCTGTGAAAGAAATTTCCTGTACCATTCGCTGTACTCTCATAGACAATCATAGTGTATGGTTTTAGGAGAATACCCGAACAGGCCGACCGCACAATATCTTCTGGTTTCTTACCTTCCGTTGCTTTCCATATTCCTACTTCTGAAAGATGTACAAGGTTATAATCTCCACCTCGGCAACTATCCGGGCGTTCCGCTGTACCAATTTTAATTTTACAGTTTCGTTGAGGAACACGGTATATGCTACCCGATTTACCCACTCCTACAAGTTTCGGCTCATTCTCATTGTAAAGCTCATCAATCTTGTGAAGCATTTCGACTGGATATTTTTTAATCATCCTGTCGAACATATCTTTGATTTCATCGGAACCTGCACCTTGATGTGCTATTATGAGTGAATTCAGTCCTATTTTGTGAAGGAGTTGCAACCATGCCATATAAAGCTGTGAAGTGGTAGAGCCGCCCCATTGTCGCGCCTTTAGTAGAATAATACGTATTGGCTTTCCTGCAATACGTAATTTTTCGAGCCATTCCACAAAGCGACGTTGCGGTCTTGTAAGACGGAACAATACATCTTCTCCACCACCTTTATTCTTGATATAAACGAATGTAGCTGTCCAAAATGGAAAGTCCTCGCGGCTACGTATGCGTACAAATTGCTCTATAACTTTCAGCCGATCATCCGGATTGTCTTCTACTCCCATGTAATCCGTAAGGAATTTGGCAATAGAACCTGCTTCCACAAGTTGACGTACAAGCGGTATTTTCATTACACGCTTTGGTAGCCATTGATTGCGTATAGGAAAATCACTAATGGTACATTTGACACGTTCCCCTACAGAACCTTCGCCGGTAATAGGATTAAATTTTGCATAAATAATTGAATTACGGCGTTCATTCTCTATTAGTATATTGGTAATGGCTTTTATGTTTATATTACCTTTAATCATGTGACTTTTTTATTATCGGCTTGTTAAGCAGAGCCACAAGGAAACCTAACATATAACACCATAGGTGTAATATTGCATTGGTGTGTGGAAATAAGAAACCTGCAGTAAGATAGAATATCATCCACAACTGGTAATATTGTTTGCGTAATACTTCAAACGAGATTGAGCCAAATAAAACAAATACTATTCCCGATAATCCTACTGTTGGTGATGTCATTTCACCAATAAAACACTCAATAGTGTCAACTGGAATCGTAACAGCAATTATGTAAGCTAGTACTAACCGCCATATTCCAATGTCATAAATAAAAACCATTGAAAGCAAACACCATGAATTAAGGGAAGCGTGCAGAATGTTTGCGTGAAAAAATGGGTACAATACACGTCCGGCAATATCACTTCCTGCGTAAATGCCTACAGTTTGCCAATCCCATACTTTGAAAAATGACAAACCTACAACAATAGTAGAAATTACAAGAGCCGTAATCTTTTCCATTTTTCTTGTATCCATTGTTTTCTTGCTTTACATACCATTACTTTTGCACTGCCTGGCGTAAGGTAGAATTTAGGAGCAGGTTGTGCAATAACTTTGGCGCACAGTTCGGAAATAGTTAATTCAGGACATTCTTCTTGAAGCTTAAATACCCGATTATAAATTTCTTCATACATCTCTTTTTTCAATGGGCACATTGTGCTCAAATCTGTTTTACCTCTCATCATTGCAGAAATAATCAATGCAGCACGTATGTCACTAACCCAAAAGCGGCGAGAGGGCATATTGACTATTATTTTGTATACCTCGGACATACGGATATAGTCGCATGATGAAATGTATTCATCGTATGCTCTCATTAAATCGTCCATACGTTCCTTTGAGTATTCCATTATAGCGCCTTTATGCTTCATTTTTCTATTTATCTATGTTCCAAAGTTATAGATTGGAGCGTAAAAAGATAAACGTGGAATCCTTCTTTCCCTCGCTATTTTTGCTTTGTAGATAAAGACTAAAATTTATTTTTCTCACATTATACCTAATAATATGGAAGTTAAGAGCAATCGCGAGCGATACACAGATCGATTGAAAGCAAAGTATCCCGATAAAGAGTTTGCTGACGACGAGGCATTATTCGCTCAAATTAACGACGAATACGACGGTTTGGACAAAGAATTGTCTGGCTATAAAGAACGGGAAAAAGCACTTTCCGATCTTTTTGCGAGTAATCCACGTAGTGCAGCATTTCTCACTGATTGGCGTAAAGGGGAGGACCCAATCATCGGTATGATACGCAAATTTGGTGATGATTTTAAGGCTGCACTTGAAGACCCAGAGAAGCAAGAAGCTCTTGCTGCTGCCAACAAAGAGTATGCGGAACGAATAACCAAAGAGAAGGAGTTTGAAGAACAGTATCAGCAGAACATTAATGCGACTCTTTCTACTCTTGAACAAATGCAGCAGGAGGAAGGTATTTCTGATGATGAAATAGATCAAGCAATGGAGTTTCTGATTGGAATTATGAAGGACGGACTTCTTGGTAAATTCACTCGTGATAGTATTCAAATGGCTATCAAGGCTATCAAACATGATAGCGATGTAGAAACAGCCAGTCATGAGGGAGAAGTGAAAGGACGTAATAGTAAGATTGAGGAAAAACTACGCAAAGGGAGCAAGAGTGACGGTACTGCTAATCTTGCAGGAAAGAATGGAGGTGGTAATGCAGGCTCACGACAAATGCCAGATCTTGGTGCAATAAGTCGATATGATGGTGCACAAAATATTTGGGAACGTGGAGGCGAAAAACGTAGGTCAATAAACAAATAAAGATACACAATTCATTTATTAACAATTAAAATTTCAAGCAATGAAGAAAGTAATGAATTTCTTTTGTCGCATTACGCTAATGATATTAGCGTTTGTGACGAGTGCATCAAGCGGTGTCATGATGGCTGACGCATCAAACCTGCCAGATGCAGGTAAAATGACAGCCGGTGCAGACGGTACGGGTGGAACAGATGGTATTGCCACAGAAACCGGTGGTCGTGAAAATGGAGACCCGAATTTTTACTTAAGCGATGTAGATAAGCGCATTGTGAAAATTCGTCCGATGGCGACACCTATTGATCAAATTAGTCGTTATGCGAAATCAAGTAGTACTAATTCTTTTGAGGTGAAGTACTATAGTGTGGGTACACGCGAAATAAAGTGTAGTACTAATAAAAAATTGGAAGCAATGACGGGTGGTGCAAGTGTTTCTTTGCCAGTGAGTGATCTGAATATGTTCACATTGGATGACACTATCCGTGTGGTAGGTGTAAGTGCTATTACTAAACCGGATGGGACTGCATATTCAGAAAGTGACAGCAATGTTCCTGACCTTGAACTTTGTGTGTGCGGAAAGGATAGTTCAACTAATTTGCCGACAGTCTATGCAGTAAATGGGAAAATGGATGATTCAAGCAAGCAACCCATTCTTTTACCAGAGATTCCGCAAGGAACGACTCTTGTCCGTATGGGAAAGGCCTGTGGTGAACTGGATGTGCAGACTGGGCGTTTCAACAATATTCCTATGCCGGAAACACAGTACTGTCAGAACTTCATGATACAGGTAGAACAGTCTACCTTTGACAAGATTGCTGCCAAAGAAGTGAATTGGAACTTTTCCGATATTGAAGAAGATGGTGTATATGATATGCGCCTTGCCATGGAGAATACCTACTTGTTTGGCGTTAAACAGGTTATCAAACATGTTGCCAAGGACGGTATGAATACCTGGTTTACAGGGGGAATCTGGTGGATGGCAGGAAAGGATATCGAGGTTGGTGAATGGAACAGCGAAAAGAACTGTGCCGAGATTACTGATGAAAATCTCGTGGATATAACCAAAGACCTTTTTGTCGGTACTGGTATCGGTAATAAGCGTAAGATTTTATTCTGCGGAAGTGATATGCTTTCGGCATTCTCCAAGATTAAGAGTGAGAAATTTCGTTTGAAAGATACCGTTGAGGTTTGGAACTTGAAATTTAAATCTTGGGATACTGACTTCGGAGAAGTTCTTACCATTCATCATGAATTATTTGATGTGAATGGTATGAGTGATTGCGGTTTTGCCATGGATCCGGAATACCTTTCCAAGAAAACCCACGTGTCTTGGGCACGCAATGTGCTTGACTTGAAGAAAGCGGGTATTCGTCGTACCGATGCAGTAGTGATTCAGGAAGTAAGTTGCTTATATCTGCGTTATGCAAAGGCACATGCGCGTATGAGACTTGCAAAGGCACCTGCAACAGTAGAAGATAGTGGTTCAGAAACTGCTTAATTCTTAATTAGAGTATAAATAAATCAAATTATTAATCGGGGGATGGGATAGAAGTCCTATCCCCTTTTTAATTCATTCGACAATATGATTATTAAAACTTACATAGCGAACACCAATATTAGTATTAATGTTGTGCTTCCAAGCAAAAAGAATTTTCATATAACGTTTACTCCCTTGTCAAATGGTAGTAGTGTATTTACCACAGATAATGAAATCTTACAAAGGTCAATAGAGAGACATTACAACTTTGGAAAGTTGTTTAGACTCCAAACTTCACAGGGGCAAAGTGCTGAAAGAAAGGCGACAGACAAACAAAAGGTTACTTCTTTAAAGAATCAGAAAGAAATTCCGGCTGTTGAGAATGTAGACAAGACTGAATTGGATAACAACGAGAACGTTGAGCAAAACGGAGAGACGGAAGATAACGCAGGGGCAGGGAATGATGAAACTGTTTGCAAGGTCAAAATGAGTGATATTGCAGCTGCTAAGGATTATCTTGCTGACAAATTCGGTATCAGCCGTACTTCTATGCGTTCTACTAAAGCCATTCTGGAACAAGCTGCAGCTCATGGAATAGAGTTCGAAGGATTGTAATAATAAAGTAATAGCGTATGACGGTATATCATCTTGACGAGATAGCTGGAGATGTTCGTATAGCACTTGACCAAAACACAACGAGTGATGTATTGAAAGAAATTGGTGATGTAGACACGCTTGCATTAAACGACATCATTAAATCAAAGATTATTGAGGCTGTAAAACGTGTGCACAGTTCTGCACCTCCTTATCTACTCGATGGAGGACATAACTTCGGAGATGAGGTGTATTGGCAGAAATGTGAAAGTGGTTGGGTGTTATTGCCGGAGGATTTTATGCGTTTTGTTGTTTTCCAGATGAGCGATTGGGAGCGTGCAGTATTCTACCCTATAAATGTCGACGATCCTGAATACGAGAAGCAATCTTCCCGGTTCAAAGGAATACGTGGCACTACACAACGTCCTGTATGTGCTATTTCTATACGACCAGAGGGGAGGGTATTAGAGTTTTATTCTTGTAAAAGTCAGGATGCAACGGTCAGTCGTGCGGTTTATCTTCCTTATCCCAAGATAGACAAATACGGTGCGATAGAGATTTGTCAGCGATGTTATGACGCGGTGGTGTATACTATTGCCGCATTAGTATTAACAACGTTCGGTGATGTGGAGAAAAGCTCTGCATTGAACGAATTAGCTAAATCAGTATTAATATGAGTTCGATAAAATCAACACAGATAGATGGTGATGTTTCCGTCAGTCGTAATGCGGCAGTAGGTGGAGATGTTACCGTCCAAGGTAAAACCCATTTAAAAGGAAACGTAAAAATAGAGGGGTGGCTTGAGGCAAAGAATATCAAAGCAGCTAGTAAAGGTCTCTTTACTACTATTGAAAAATTGAAAGCAGCCTACCCGTTTCCGCATGACGGTTGGTGGGCACTTGTCGGGCTTTCCTTACCTGCTCCTATATACGTGGGTGATGGAGGCGAGTGGGTTCCAACTGGACAGACAGGTGGTAATCCTTCTATAGACAGTGGTAAATTTAACGAAGCTGTTGAAAAGCTACAAGAAGATATTACTAAATTACAAGATGATGTATCGGATATAGAGGATAAAAATAACTCGCAAGATACTAACCTTACTACACTTGGGAATAGTGTCAATTCTTTGCAGGAACAGGTAAATACAACCAAAGACACCGCCAACAAAGCAAGTGCCAAAGCGAATGAGGTAGGAAACCAATTGAATGACCTTAAGGGAACGAAAGGAGAAAATGGTGGTATTGCACCTCTTAATGAGTATGGTAAAGTACCTAGCCGTTATTTACCGGCTTCTATGGATGATGTGAAAGATTTCGACGGTTTCGTGGAAAAAGTGGTTGTTCAACCATCGTCTATCGGGAAAAGTTCAACGGATGATGGATGTAAGATTTACTACCACAAGGACACCGATTCGCTTGTTCTTTTCTATGACGGTGTATATTACAACAACTGGCTGGATTCTGAATTGTTTGGAAATGAAACTATTGACGGTATAACTCCTGTTTCGGATAAGGTGTATTCTGACACAATTAAAAACAAGACTTATCGTTGGAGCGGTTCGGCACTTGTTATCATTGGTTCAGACCTCGCCCTTGGCTATACAAGTTCGACCGCATTTCCGGGCGATGAGGGTGCGGATTTGAAGCAGAAAATGCTACAAGCCAATGAAGATATTACGGAAAACAAGAACGTATTGTTGTCCCATTACAAACAGATAGTAGCACGAAGCGTAGTAAATGTGAACCAACTCTTTGGGCTTACTAATCGTAAGATAACATTCTCGGTGGCTCTTGATAGATGTGCGACATCCGAATATGCTGAATCTTTGCAAATACCAGGTGTTGTGCTTACCTTTCAGACTGAAGCAGGTTGGCAGTCCAAACAATGGGTTATCATTGATGATTGGAATAAGGAAAGCAACTGGACGGACTTCGGAGCTTCCAACGGAGAAAGCGTTGGCAACACAATCAATGTAAACGCCCTGTGCAAAGATGTGGAATATACGCTATCCACCGCCATAAAAGCCATTATTGACCTTGAGCAAGAGAGCGGAGTGGCATACATTAAGAGCGGTATTGTAGTGACATTCAAGACTGCAGAGAGCGACACCAACGGTGCACCTGTATGGCTTGCCTATCAATTTACGCGAGAAGTAAGCGATGTAAACCCGGATGATTTGAAGCCGTGGGTAGCCTTTGGAAACGGAGGTGGCAAGGTGGAAACATCGGACACTCCAGCAGAGGGAGGAAAAGATGCACTTTCAACAGGCGGTGCTTACGCGATGCAGGAAAAAGCAATCGCTGGTTTTGACGAGGAAAGCGATGAGGATTATATCTACTACAAAGCTGTGAACCTGAATGGTGGACAAATAGAAGATGTGATACTGAAAATACCTAAGAACGGAGGTGGAGGCGGTTCCAGCGAGGACAGTACCCTATCCATTTATTTTGAGGATGTCGCTCCCATTGTAGCGTTCGGTTCTGACATAAAAATTAATCTGGCCCTACGTAGTGTGAGTTATCCGGGAGGTGTAGAAACACTTGGCGTTATCCGTAATGTGAGCATAATTGATGCAAGTACGGGACTAACCCTATTTAGCGAGGACATGAATATCGTAGGTTCTGCAAGTGCCACAGACTACAAGTTTGAACTTGACTTTACTGGCTATTTCAGCGGAGCGGCGAGCAAGAGTTTCTTTGTGCAAGCTACAGATGCTGACGGAAATACTAAGAAGAAAGCCATTACAGTAGTAGCCGTGGACATCACCGTGGAGCAGCCTATGGCATTGAACTACACAAGTGACACTGTTCTTACCGTAGGTGGATCCGCCAAGAACATCGGACAGTTTTATAAATTTCCCAATAACACATCATCCATACTTGCGACCGTGGAAATGTACTACAACGGAGAATGGAAGAAACTCGGTGAAGCAATGGTAAGCGACAGTTATACCAAGAGTATATCCGTAAATCCGAACGATGTGTTTGGTGGTGGTGAACGGCTCTCGCATGGTGCATATCCTGTGCGTATCTTCGGTACGGAAAGCAAGTCGGGGGTAAAAGGCAATACCATCTATTCAGCCCTTATGTGCATAGACGAGAATAATAGCACACCTATTGTCGCCCTCCGTTTCAATGACAAGAACAATGGTACATTGCGTCTGTATGACAATCTGACCGTAGAAGTAGCTGCCTATACACCTGGCAAGACAGAAACGCATATTGATGTCTTCTATGATGAAGAAAAGGTTACTTCTGTTGATGCCATGATTGCTGAAACGATTACCGTGAACAAGCAGATAAGCGGCTATAAGGCGGACGGAAGCCAAAGTATTACTGTACACGCTGAAAGTGGAAGTGTCAGCACCAATGAAATAGAAGTGACGGTTAAAGGAAGTGCCATTGACATTGCCATCAAGGACGGTGCTTTGTTTGGGTATGACTTCTCCACACGAAGCAACAGTGAAAGTGACCACACCATTATCAACAATGGGGTAAAGATGGAAATCAAAGGTGCGAACTGGTCAAGCAACGGATTTATAGACTATCTGAACGAACGCTCTTTGCGCATTGCCGAGAATGTGACAGCCGAGATATTGGATTACCGTCCTTTCGGAAATCCGTCCGTAGAAAGTGCTAGTGGTTGTGCTTTCCAATTCGCTTTTGCGACCAAGAACATCAAGGAAGCCAGCTCAAAACTCATAGAGTGTTACGATGCCGACAGCGGTGCCGGATTCTATGTATGCGGAAACAAGGTTGCTATTTTCTGCAAAACAGGTCAGCCGGCATTGGTAGAACGCTCTTTTAAGAACGGAGAAAAGCACACTATGGCTATCGTTGTGGAGCCTTCAACTATCTTTGTAACCCGTGGTGGCAGCAACTATTCATGCATGAAGCTGTATTTGGATGGCGAAGAGGTGGGCTGTATAGGATATATCAGTAACAGCGGAGCTATTCTCAACTCAAAGACTGTCACTTTTGACGGAACAGAGGGAGACCTATACCTTTATTACATCCTTGCTTACAACAGTTACTACGAGTGGGCACAGGCATTTAGAAATTACTTGTGCAAACTGACCGACACAACGGCGATGATTGATGAATATGAGAGGGAGAATTTGCTTGATACGCAAAACCGTCCGACTCTTGAATCTCTTGCCGCCAAAGGTATCCCTTACTATGTAGTTGTGAATGATCAGCAGACTTTTGACACCTTTGACGGAGATATTGACACGAGCAAGAAGTTCAAATGCACACTATTCTACTATGATCCCAAACGACCTTGGCGCAGCTTCAAGGCTATCAATGTGCAATGGCGCAGACAAGGAACGACATCGGCAAAGCGCCCTATCAAGAATGACCGTTTCTATCTTCAGAAGAATGACGGTTGGGAAGTTTCTCCTATCTATCCGGAATATACCAACGAAGATGCAAAGGTTTCGTATGACCTGATGAAATTAGGCTATGTACGTGTAGGCGAGAATTCTATACCTGTGAAAATCATCACGGTAAAGGTGGACTACTCCGATAGTAGCAATGCCAATGACTGCGGAGTTTGTAACCTTATGAATGCTACATATCGTGCCCTTGGCAACAACTATCTGACTCCGGCACAACGTGCCTTTGACGGAACATGGGTAAAAGGAGACATATCATTGAGCGGATTGACGATGAACCATTCGACTGCCAACCACCCGATTGCCGCATTCCGTTCGACTATGGAAAGTCTTACCGATGCTTGGTTCCATGCCAAAGGTAATTGGAAAGAGGATAAAGGCGAGCAGGTGGCACTCGGTTTCAAAGACACACCCGGCTACAACAAAGGGTGTTTGAACTATGGCGACTTCATCGAATACTTCGGCAGAAGAGACGAAACCCTTGATGAAATCGAATCACGCTTCAAGAGCGATAGTACCACAGACAAAAGTAAACTCTATATGCTCTCCCTTTATTGTGGCGAGAACTACCGCTTTATGGCATACGAGAGCGGTGCTTGGACTGCACAAAGCGGAGAAATGAAGCAGGTAGATGGCAAGTGGCAGATAACAGGTAAGGTGTTGAATCCTGTAAGCGGTTATGAACTGCTGACTTATGATGCCATGAACTGGTGGCAGGGAGTGGGAAGCATTGATGACATGATGGAACCGACCACGGCAGAATCATCGTGGGTAACAAAACTGAAACTCGGACAACCGACCTATCCGATGTGGACACGCTACTTCGAGTGTATGATAGACGATGACCAACTGCAAATAGACTTGGCTATGGGACGCAAAGTGCCTTACGACTTGTTTAACGTGTTGGTGTTCTGCGACAGTTGCGACTATGCCAAGGAGGAACTTAACGACACTTGGAAGGAGATTTGGAAAACGAAGATGTGGAAGTACATAAATCCGTACAGCCTTGTGTCGTACTATCTCTTTACGGACTACCTTGCCGCTGTTGACCAACAGGCGAAGAATATGCAACCTATGTGGTTCTTGGAGGACGGTTGCAGCGTGAAAGACGGAGTATATAGTGGAGCAAACGGTATGGAAGCCAGAAGAATGTACTGCAACAAGGTGTATGATTGTGATACCTGTAACGGCAAGGACAATGACGGTGGTCAGACCATTGATCCAGAGGTTGACCCTGGCGACTTGACGAGTAGCGCGTACGCAGGACGAGGCAGCGTGTTGTGGAACGACATACGCGGACAGCAGACTATGGAGGTGGATCAAAACGGTAACACCATTACGCTTTCGGCTATCGCTGACACCATGCGTTCACTTCCGGACACGCTCGGCATTGGTTCGGGGCCATTCTCTCCGAAAGGTGCGCTCCATTACTTCGTTACGGAAATATTGAAGAAGTGGCCAAAAGTGGTGTCAAGTTACGACGGAGAGCGTAAGTACATCAAATACACCGGATACAGCGATATTTATTTCTATGCTTTGCAGGGATTGGGACTTACTTCTCTACCGGCGTTCATCGAACAACGTTGGAGAATCCGCGACGGCTACTACCGTTGTGGCGACTTCAAAGCAGAGAGCGGTTATATAGGCGGTCGTATCGGTGCGAAAGAGGGGGCGGTTATCCGTTTTAAGGCTGCAAAGACAGGCTACTTCGGAATTGGTAACGACAGTGGAAACATCACGCAGGGCATCTATCTGAAAGCTGGAGAAGAGGGTGTGTTCAGTAATTTCCAACATGGCGAGAACATCATGCTCTACATCTATCAAGCTGACCGTATGAGTATGATTGACTTGAGTGAAATCAGCATTGACCCTCAATTCGGTAATACATTGTCGAAGATGGTGTTGTTGCAGGAACTTTTCCTTGGTAGCAACACGCACGGAGATTGGACGATGTCGCCTGGTAACACTGGCTATATGACCAATCTTGATTTGGGCGATATGCCGTTCTTGCGGGTATTCGATGTGCGGCATACGGAACTATTGAGCGTTAACGCATCGAAGTGTCCACGTTTGGAGAAAGTATATGCGGACGGCACAGGGTTATCGACCATAGACCTTGCAGAAACTGCTCCTATTAGTACATTGACGCTGCCCGATACGATGACGGAACTTGTATTGAACAATCTGCCAAACCTGACCTATCCCGGAGGACTTACGCTAGGAGGTGTAGGCAAGGTAGCAAAGATATTTGTAAATGAATGTCCGTATGTGGATGCTATGACACTTTTAGAGCAGATAATTAATGCGAGTGCGATCAGAACTGTACGTATTCCTAATGTAAATGCAACTGCTAGTGTTGATTTGTTACGTTCTATAAAGGATAGTGGAGCAATTGGGCTTGATGCAAACGGGAACGCATACGATGAGAGTGGACAGTGTAGTGGTATTACAGGACGTTGGATATTGAGTGAACTTGTAGAAGAGAGTGAAGTAAATGTTCTTACTGCATATTTTCCACAGTTAGAGCTCCATAATTCGCAATTTTCTATTGTGAAAATCAATGATGTTGTGGATAACGATTCATGTGAGAAGTACAGCAATCCTGAAAACAAGACAGGTGAAGACTACGGTAACACATATATTCCTAGTGGACATACTCTTGCTATAAAGAAAGGTTGCCACGCCTTTAAATGCTCGTTCAACACGAAGAAGAATCAAATGGAAGGTGTACAGTTGAGTGATACAGACTTCAACTATCTGAAAGATGGTAGTAGCTTTGATGTTGCAGATACGGCAGGGGAGGGTTTTGATATATTTTGGCATGCTCCTCACTATTGGTATAAAGGTGTAAATGATTATAAGAACCAAGTGAAGTATTTTATTACTTCTGTTACGGAAAACGAGCCTATTTCAACTGCATTACACAGCAAGAAGGCTAAACTTTCTGAACTTCTGTACAAGGAGAACACTGGAGTGTATGCGAATGATGCTGTTATTGGTGAGGTTATGAGTGAGGATGTTATATCTACAGCTTCTAATACTAACAGCTATAAGATGGACGTAAAAGGTATGAAGCAGGTGAAATGGCCGGGATTGAATCATGCGCGACTAGGTGGTGTATTCACTGATGAAAGTAATTGTGTACTTGGTATATTCATTATGTCCGTAAGTCATACGTATTTTGACTTTTCTATAGGTGAGTGTGTATTCTGCGATGTACCTAGCGGTGCAAAATGGTTTTATTTTACTTCTTTTCGCGACATTGGTGATGTGGAGTGTCTTTCTGTGGATAGTGCCAGCATTGAGGCTCTTGAGCCGGAATGGATTGAACATACAGTAGGTGATAATGACAGTCTTGTAGGTGTTTATCCTATTACTATTGACGGTTTGAAGATGCCACGAAGTCTTTCTGGCGAGGTACGCTCAAAGAAAGGTAATGGTACATCCACTACGTCAGGTGAATGGAAGTACGATAGTAGTGGTAATCCTATTGAGATGCCGATTGCTACCTTAAACTACACAGCAAAGGATTTCCAGAATATTTCCCGTTTGAGAGGTGCAGGTTACCAATTGCAGGATTATGAACAACACAAAGAGATTAGTAATCTTTGGTGGGCATTAAACGGAACAACCAACGAACAATCTGTAGTCGGTAATGGAGGACATGACGCTATTTTAAATAAGCTGGATTCCATTGGCATGGCAGATAGTAGTAATGCTGGCAATTCCCTTAATTCTATACTTGGTTTGAAGCATTATGTAGGCTGTGATTCAGAGTGGATGGATTATATTGCATTTAATATCCCAAGTTATGAAACATTCTACAAAGCAAGATGTATTGATACTGATAGTTCGTATCCTTCGGATTATATAGCCCATATTTATGATCCTGTGAAAAAGACTGAACGTACAGTGAAATCAGTTGAATCTTCCAATGCAAATTGTGTGGTACGCTTGGTACATGGAGCAAAATGCGATATTTTGCCAAGCAGGGTTCATAATGCAGATACGAGTAAGTATGTTACTCATTATGCGGCTGGTTATTGGATCAATAGTAGCAAAGGCCGTTGTGTTTTGCGGTCTGGCTACAACTCGTTTGCGAATAGCGGTCTCGCTTATGCGAGCGCGAACAATGCATCTTCGAACTCGAGCGCGTACTACGGGGCGCGGCTGGCCTTCCGCGGAAAATTCGTAATAATTGAATAGAGCGAAACTCGTTCTTGCGAAAAAAGCGTCAGAGGGAGAGTCGACCAACGGGAGACTGCTCCCTCTCTCTTTTTCTAATGTAGGTTGGGTAATATATTATAGAGCAGCATGAATATTTGTGCCTTAAAATGTTCTATATATGGAACATTTTTTGTATCTTTGCAATGCAATAACAAGGTATGGAATTGAAAGCAAGATTCAAAGTGATAATGTCAAGCGAGGCAGATGCCTTTCTTGATACTTTGCGCCAAGACATTAAAGACAAGATTGTTTATAATGTAGATAAGGTTGCCAATGGATATATGGATAAAGACCTTTTTAAAAAATTGGATGGTACGGATATTTGGGAGTTCCGCACTCTTTATAAAGGTATTCAATATCGTTTGTTGGCTTTTTGGGATACTGATGCGGAAACATTGGTTATTGCTACGCACGGATTCGTCAAAAAGACACAAAAGACCCCAAGTAAAGAGATTAACAAAGCGGAAGCTATTAGAAAATTGTATTTCAACTCAAAAAAATAGTGATATGGAAACGATTAAATTTTATACCCTTGATGAAGTTAAGGATAAGCACATTGGGAAAGTCGGTACACCACATAGGGATAAATATGAGGCTGAATTGCAGTCGTTCCTTATCGGTGAGGCTATTAAGAAAGCCCGGAAATCCCAAAATATGACACAGGAGGAACTAGCCCAGAAGATTGGTGTTCAGCGTGCACAGGTGTCGAAAATAGAAAGTGGTAGGAATCTGACCCTTTCGACTGTTGCGCGTGTATTCAGAGCAATGGGGATGGAGGCCTCTTTAAGTATTGCAGGTTTTGGAAGTATAACTCTTTAAAACATAGAAGGTGGACAATCCCACGCGCCGTTGTGTTTTGCGGTCTGGCAACAACTCGAATGCGAACAGCGGTCTCGCTTATGCGAACGCGAACAATGCATCTTCGAACTCGAACACGAACTACGGGGCGCGGCTGAAATTCTGTTGGTTAAACTAATCGGAGACTCTATATAAGGTACGAGATTACCACCGATATTCTCCGAGGGATTAGAACCTCGGCAACAGCATAATAATATAATATATATATTTTATGGAAAGCCGGAACATAACATTAACCATATGTGGGGAGTGGCTTGACTTCTCCCCACGAGACCGGAAGGCGGTCTGTAAAATTGATGATTTATTTAAACTGACCGGAAATATACCTCTGGTCAGTTATCCGTTATATAACCTTATACCGGAAATTATATCAGACGAAAATTTGGAACGCTCATTTAAGCGTGTCATGGCGAATCTACGAAATGCAGATGCTCGAAATGGGAACAGGTCTATGCCGAAAACTATCATAGACGGTATCGAATGTTCTCCAAGAATGATTCGTTATGTGACAAATAAAGGAAAAATATTTGAAACGTTGAAAAACCAAATTGGTAATGGTACATTCCGTATCAAGAACCTTAAATCATTTCTTACTGAAGACGGCCCGAAAGTAAGAACAGTACAAGCTCCTTCGGTCATAGAACGCATTGGGAGTAATGCTATTATGGAACCGTTGGAAAATCGACTTTCTTCTTTATTGATAGAAACTACCGCTGCTTCCATACAAGGACGTGGACCGCATGGGTTGTTTCATCAGATACAAGCTGCAATGGCAAAAAATCCTAATCTCAAATATTACTATCAAAGCGACTACAAAGGATATTATGACAGTATTAATCACGAAACTTTAATTTCTATTATTAAAAGATATGTAGGCGATCCTCTTCTTTTGCCCATTCTTGAAAATTTTGTGAAGGCACTCTATCCTGATGGAGAATGTGGTATCAGTAAGGGATTGCGATCATCTCAATTCCTCGGTAATCTTTATCACAATGATATTGACCACCGGATGATTGATGTGCATGGAGCAAGATATTACTTTCGATTCTGCGATGACATTTTTATTCTTGGAGAAAGTAAACGCGAGTTATGGAGGTTACGTGACTGCTTGCACATCGAAGCAGATAAGATGGGGCTTACGATAAAATCAAGTGAGAGAGTTGCCCCTATATCTGCTGGTATGGATGCTCTTGGGTATGTAAATTATGGTAGCCATACTCTGTTAAGGAAACGGATAAAAGTAAATGCTGCTAGAAAACTGTCTAAATTGAAATCCCGAAAGCGTAGACAACAAATAATTGGATCATTTAAGGGTATGGCTTGCCATGCCGATTGCAAGCATCTATTTTATATACTTACAAAAAAGAATATGAAGAAATTTTCAGAAATGGGTGTAACATACACCCCAGCTGACGGAAAGAAACGCTTTCCAGGTAAAGTGACACGATTGAGTGATATAGTAAACATTCCTATTGAAATACATGATTTTGAAACTGGTATAGACACCAAGGAAGGTGAGAACAGATATTTGGTATCATTTCGTAATCCTGCTAAACAAGAATGGGGAAAGTTTTTCACGGCTTCAGCGGAAATGAAGGGAATTTTAGATCAAGTCAGTGACATTGAGGATGGCTTTCCGTTTGAGACAATAATTAAAGGTGAAGTTTTTGACGGAGGTAAACGAAAATATAATTTCACCTAACAGGTAAAAGATAACATACGAATCCGCATCTCATCCGCTACTTTTGTTGAAAATCAAAATTCATAAAGATGGAAAAGATTTACGGCACAAAGCAGCGGCAGGATGGGCTTATACATACAGGCCGAACCAAATGGATATTATTTTATGGCTTTGGAAAGGATGATGAGGCAAGTGAAAGAGGTTGGGAGTACCGACATACATTTGACCACAGTCCAACACTTTCCGAGGTTAAGGAACTTATTATCTCTACTATAAATACTGCCACGCAGGAGAAGATCGTGAACGGCTTTATATGGAATGAAAAGCCGATATACCTATCTGCTGAAAATCAATTGAATTTTGCTGCTATAGAACGTAACAAAAATATTCCATATCCACTTACCCTAAAAATCAATGAACAGGAAGATGGTACTCCCATCTACTACACCTTCGAGAATGTAGATGAATTTATCTCATTCTCCCAGGCAATGAGCCTGTATGTGATAGAAACTGTTCAAAATGGTTGGAAAGAAAAAGACAGTGTAGATTGGACAGTGTTTAATATAAAATAGACAAGAATGAAGAAAAAATTGATTGAATGGCTTGCACAAAGCAACAGGTGGAAACATCTTGTTGGGGGATTTGGTATCGGTATTTGTGCGTTTGATTGGTTTTCTGCAACCTATGCAGGTGTACTTACTGCAGGTGCTTTGGAGTATAAAGACAAGGCATATGGTGGCAATTGGGACTGGATAGATTTCGGCTTAACAGTGGCCGGAACGTGTGTAGGACAATTAGTGAGAACTATCGTATGACGGAAGTGCAACATGTAACGGAGGTGGCTAAAGGCATTAGTGACTATGGCATGATGGCTGTGAGTGCTGCATTTTTTCTTTTGCTTTCAGCAGCTATGATGATAGCACTATTCAAATGGTTTAAGAGTATGATAAACCGCCTTCTAGAACAACAGGAGTGTTTGAATCAATTGCTTGATACAGTACAAAACAATGTGAGTTTGCAACGAAACTTAATGGAAAGACTTCAACCTGAAACCTTGTTGCGTATTCGGAACTTGACGGGTTTCGCTTTTGATCTTAGTATCGAACAGGTTTGTAGGTTGATAAAGCGGGTTCGAATAGAGAATCACATAGCTGATCGTGAAGCAACAGTAAATAAGATACGAAAGTCGTTACAAGTAATTCATGATGATCGAAAGAGCCGCTTTGACCCTTTTATATATCATGGAAAACCTTTGTCGGAATATTGTAATGAGAATTGGGTGGAAGATGTTGTGAGTGTAGTTGAAGGTGAAATTTACAATGAAGATGGTGAAAACAATGCACGTGCTTATACCAATGTGAAACTTGCATACGACAATATAAAGACAGATTTCTATCAACGTTTAAATAGTTAATTATGAAAATATTAATAGATAATGGACACGGGGAAAATACACCGGGCAAACGTTCTCCTGATGGGAAATTACGAGAATACCTTTATGCACGCGAGATCGCAGAATCTGTGGAACGAGCTTTGCGCGCGAAAGGATATGATGTAGAGCGTATTGTACATGAGACAATAGACGTGCCATTGGCAGAACGGGCAAGACGTGTGAATGAGATTTGTGCACGGTATGGGGCAACAAATGTATTGCTTGTTTCTATTCATTGCAATGCTGCGGGAAATGGCGAATGGATGAGTGCAAGAGGTTGGTCGGCATATACTTCAAAAGGTAAAACAAAATCGGATGAATTGGCCACTATGTTATACGAGGAAGCCGAACAGAATTTTGCCGGACAAAAAATCCGTAGGGATAATTCGGATGGAGATCCAGATTGGGAAGAGAACTTCTACATTTTGGTGAAAACCAAATGTCCGGCTGTTCTTACGGAAAATTTCTTCCAAGACAATAAGGAAGATGTTGATTACCTATATTCCGATAAGGGGAAGCAAGCCATCATTAAAACGCATGTAGATGCAATAATCAGATACGTTCAGAAATATGGTAAAGCGACTTAAGGATATTGCAGCAATATTATTTGTGGTATTGTTTATCGTATCGCTGCTTTTCAATGTGCGTTTTTGTGCATCGAATAAAAAGTTACCGATAAATGATACCACAAAAATAACCTTTGTCGATACCATACCGTACTACAAGCCTGTGCCGAGGGATAGTACTGTTATTAACTACATCACGCAGGTGCTTCCCACTGCAAAACGGGATAGTATAGAACCGACAGTAACAGATACGACCAAGTTGTCAAATGGGGAAACAGATAGTGTTGAAGTTGAAATACCTATTATGCAGAAGATGTACGAGACGGATAAATATCGGGCGTATGTAAGTGGTTTTAACCCTCAACTTGATAGTTTGATACTCTTTTCTCAACATGATGTACTAACCATAACCGGTAATTACCCTAAACCCAAGAGAAAACGGCTTGGTATCAGTTTGCAAGTTGGGTATGGGGTAACATTAAGAGGGGCACCTCGGTTTACCCCATGTCTTAGTGTAGGTTTATCGTATAACTTATTTAATCTCTGATTATGACAGATATTGCTTTAACCGTCAATAAAGAAAGTGTATATGAAGAAGTGGCACAGACCACATCTTATACCGGGGCTAAAATGAACGACGAACTCGCATACAACCGTATTTTCACAACGGATGAGGATAAGAGTATGTTGGAGCGTTTCTGGAATGAAAGCAAAAACACTGCTTGTAATAGCTTGAAAAAAATACTTCTTAACGAAGTCGAAAGAGAGGGGATATATCAGCTTTCGTTGGGGTTATCAAGTTCGTTTGATGAAGCTTTAACAGAAAGTATGGAACGTAGTCTGTTCTCGTTTTTTGTTATGAATATTACGGCAAAGTGGTACACATTTACCAATAAAGAAGAAGCAACCGGATATGCAACGGAAGCGGCTACCTATATGGAGGATGTCATGCGTAAGGCATTTTTTAAAAAACGTCCTATACGTCCTACGTACAATTGAATTATTTTTAATCTTTATTTATTATGGCAGAAAACAAGAAAACATTGACAGTGACCCAACAGGTTAAGGAGCTTGTTTACGATATTCAGAATAAGGCATACTTGACCGGGCAGGCGCGTGAAGCAGAGGGTAAAAAGAATTACGAAGCTGCCTCTAATATGCAAGCGAGTGATGATGAGGAAAACAGTTACCAAATCCGTCGTTCATTGGCAAATGCATTTTCATCTTTGAAGAGTCTGCTTGGAGAGTATCTTTCAGAAGACAAAAGTACAAGCAACAATCTGATCGCAAAAGAAATTGATGATAATGGTGTACTAGAACTTGCATTCGAGTTGCCGAGTAACTACAACAACTCTTCGGCTGATGCGTTGGGTAATGGTATTCATGCCTACCTTGTAGATATGGCTTTGGGAGATTGGTTTGCCATTACCAACCCGGAAGATGCAGCTTCATACGTACAGCATTCGGCGATAAGTTTAGAGAATGTAAAGCGTGCGCTTTATAAACGTAGCCGACCTGAAAGACCGACTTATTCTTAATGTATTCTCATGGGATATTGTTGTAAGAAACTCCAGCAGACAAAAACAGTAACGTTGACATTCAAACGTTCAGAGTTACTCTATGACGTAGAGAACTACTCCTTTGTGGAAGGTGATATTATGGAAACGGAGAATGAACATGCCCGGCATCAGGTGTTTGACATTGGACAAAGTGGTAATGTGAACCGGGTTACACGTGTACTCAATCTTACCCATGCAGAATGTGTGGAAATGCTATATCCATATACCAAAGAGGAAATCTCGGACGAACAGGAAGCTCTTGATGATATTCTTGTAGCTCCCGAAGAATATCATATTGTACTCACTTTACCGGAAGATTTTTCTTTATCTACGGTGAAGCTACTAAAACATCTGATACACGAGTATCTTATCTGTAAGGTACTTGCAGATTGGATGAGTATAACGAATCCAAGTAGTAAGGCTAATTGGGAGGAGAAGATAATGAGTATCAGAGCTAAGATACAGACATCGCTAATGTCGAGAAAAGGCAAAATAAAACGAAAGTTGAAACCTTTCTGATAAAAGGAAGAGCCGGAGTGCATCACGCATTCCGGCTCTTTTGCTAACAATCTTTCTTAACCTTAATATGAAAAAACTAACCTATGTAAGTTATCTTGGTTTATTAAGCATACGGGGGGTGAATTGGACGGTAAACCCCAACAAACTTTCAGATTTGTCTAGTTTGCATATTAGTACAAGTCGGAATGCTTTGTATGGTGTGCCATGGAAACCTCGCATATATTTATCGGTACTACTCCATACTGCATGCCAGTTGAATAAATTATTTGAGCCATACAGAACTTGTGAGACATGGCTACTCTTGAAATATCCGCGTTGTATGATGGTGTCTATTGTTTTGAACATGTTTGGATCATCTATTTTGAACGGACGAGTGACAGCCAATGCAGTAATAGGTTCTATTGTGTTATCAGGCTGTGAGAAATTAACGAGATCATTATCTGAAGTCATAGCGAGTGCATCAGGATAGGAGTTTAAACCACTCATGATGTTACTATGCATCATTCCCCATTGCTTACTATCCATTGAATATAAGTAGGCATAGGTGCATGATGGGTTGTGAATGATGATACGTTGGTGTATATAGTCGTAAATCATCCTACATGTTTTTAGAAATTCGCGGAAAGTTAGAAATTGAAACTCTGTTGAATTAAATCTTGTATTATTAACCAATTTATTCAAATGGGGTAAAGAATTGATAGAGAAAGCCAATTCACTGTCCAAAATATCCGAAATACATTGGCTTGTAGAACCGCTAATAAGCATAATACCACGGTCAGTCGCAAATAGTACAGCATTATCAATCTGGGTTATACTATCGGAATTAATACACACATCACGTGTGATAGGCTGGCGGGCAGAGTAGGAACCGGTAGAAGAAACCTCGAGGGCCCAAATTCCATCAGTAGAGAAACAGTAAAGAGGAAATTGACCAAATTGGCCTTGTGATAAAGCCTTTGCGGCTGAACTGAGTCCAATGATTGTACCTGTTCCAACAGTGCAGACTCCGAGAGCGGGAAATGAAAAAGGATCGTTTACATCAGAAGTATATATTTTATTTAGATATGGGATTCCGATTTCTGTATCAGTAATGAGGCTCATATCGGGGGTACTAGAGAAACTTGTGTTGATACTTCCGTATACTCCGTTAAGTGTTTCATGTTTATGTAATTTGCTATATGAATAGGATTTTACTCCATTGTTATCTATACGCTCAATAATAAGCTCTTTTGCATTGATATTGGGATAAAAGAAGTATGAATTAACTATATTCATTGGTATACCGGAAAGAAACTGTACCATAACTTTTCGTTTCTCGGCTTCAATGAAGATGTATGTTTTATAAGAATATGTTTTCTCAACGGCTTTTTTAGTTTCGTTATCATACTCTCCATTAGCATATTGAAAACAAGATTCAAGTGGGAATGTCGGAGGGATAATAGTAACTCCGGTCAGATTTAGACGTGCGTTGTATGGAAATGCATGTTTTGCGACAATTGTTCCCATTAAATTGCTGTCACCCTCCATTACTTCTTTTGCCTCAAGTGAATTGAGAGCCCCATTTTCAATAGAAACAATGTTCTCTCCTGATTGTATTTTTTTTACGTCAATGGAAGAGATAAGGTAGAAAGGTAATGAAGAGTCATCATCTACAAGTGATTTACCTGACATTCCAAAAAATAAAGAGTCAGTATTGATTGATTCACGTGCGTTGTGAAGCCGATATATTAATTTCCCGTTAACATTTTCATTTCCGGAATTAGCGCAATACTCTAAAAATGCACCAGAACCGCCCAAAGGTCCCAAAAATCCGTATGGAGATATTGATTTACACATATTATCCTGATCGACTGTATAGAGTGGGGGAGTGATGAATATATCAATACTTCTAACTAATTCTCCCCATTCGGATATGGATTCTTTTACTTCATCAATGTTTGTTATCTCATAATATAATTTTGATGCAACATATGATACGACCATATTGAATTTGGTGTATAGACCATTATTCATTTCATAACCTGTATAATGTATGAGATAAGGTATACCGTATGACGGGTAGATTTTAACTGGAGGTGAAATGTAGTTGAGTGTTCCGTCGTACATACGGTAAGCATATCTTATCATGAACGGATATTGGAATGACCCTGCTGTTTTTGCATCGGCGGTATATTTATTGGTATATGCCAGAACGGTGTCTCTTACAGCTTGGCTAGCTTCTGGTGAGAGAAGATACTGTCCCATAATTCCCCCCATACTAAAACCGGGGAAACTAGCAGATAACATATCAGAGTTTCCCATAGATGCTTTTAGTCGGAAGGAGAGCGATGGAAATACCGGATTACTTCCCATGAGTACGTAGGTTCCGGACTTGTAGAGGGCATAAATTATGCCCTCGGATGTGAGTATGATTAATGTGTTTCCAAGTGATGTTACCTGATAGAGTTCTCCAGAGATAGATACTATATCTTCGGGCTGTTTATCAGTGTCATTAGAGGATAACCATTGTAAGGCGTTGGATTCTGTATCGTAGATTATGTAATGTTTATATACCGATATATTGTGTATGTATATCACCTTTTTTCCTTGTGGGAGAGTGAATAAACATTGAGGCTTTTGAATGCCTTTTAATACTCCATCTTCAGGAATAAGATTCATTGCAACTGACAAGTCACCATCTGCACATTCGTAATCTGATGGATTGGCAGAATATCCATTGTACTTAATCTCTTTTATCATATTACAAAAGGTATTTAGTGATAATTGGTAATAGTTTACCGTATTCGTTTTCCGTTGGTTCTCCTACACATAATTTTGCTTTATCTGTTGTTTTGCATTCTTGGAGAATTGCTGTACAAAGTCTGCTTGATGAAGTTCTGAAATGATTTCCTGCCTTATTTGTTGGGAATACCATTGCTTCATGCCTCCCGTTTGGTGAACGAAGTCTAACGTAAAGGTAAAATTCATCTTGGTCAATCATTATGTCCAAAACATCTCCGCGTGAGAGCTGGAGATGTTTTGCGACGCGAGCACTAATATCTATCCTTCCTGATGCGTAAAAGGTGATATCAGCTTTTCGGGTGTTTCCTAATATACTTTGCATTTGGCTTGTCGAATTTATAATAAGTTTTTCCTTGTGGAGTTTTCTGAACTGATACGGACAATTTTACTCGACAGTTATCGGATAGTCCATATTCATAAAGGATGCGGCCGACTGACGGACAGAGCGTTTCAAATCCTATACATTTATACTTGTCGTTGTATTGAATATCACACATTTGGGTTGCTTGTTCAATAACTGGATTGATTATGAATCCGAATGTATCGTCTCCAAAAATACGGAAAACGAATACACATGCTGCATCGCTCTTCCTGGCATTATTCTTGATATGCAAGAACAAGCGTTTGGAAAGCGTTATAGAGTTGTCGGCAGGGTCGGCAATCACATAATACAGAAGTGATTGCCACCATAATTTTAACTTACTGATAATCATAGTACGAAAGTATGATGAATGATTAGCTTTTGTAGTTTAACTTTTTACTGACGCATTGAGATGTACCCGACGAGAACGAAAGGTAACTGTTTCGACAAAAGTAAACGATAAGGTTGTTTCGATTTCCAATCGATGCCGGTTAGCGGCTTCTTTTGTTGCAAAAATGTAAGAACAGATTTCTTGTTTGGTTGTACCTTTGGTAGCTACAATATTGGCATAATATTTGCGTCCGAAGAGGAACGCAATGATTTCTTTTAATACTGTTGAATTCATAATCTATTGGTTTTAATCTGTGAATAAATTCTTTTGTTCCGGTTGTTTGGGAGTAGGGATGATGCTATTAACACGTTCAATCTCCCGGTCAATCTCGGCTTCGAGTGCTTTGCAAATTCGTAAATTAGCTTGAGTACGACATTTGAAATTATTCTTTTTGTGCTTTGCGCATCTGGACAACTTTGGTAAAGAGTGTTTTTGCATCCATTATTTCTTATATTTGTATTGTTCTTTAAACATCGAATCCGCTTCCTGAAATTGTTTTGTAAAGCGGTTTTCTTTATATTCTCTCTTGAAAGTCACATATGGGACTTTCTTTGTGCTACATCCTACTGTTAGAGCAAGAATAACACATACTAGTAGTATTTTTTTCATTTCTTATTTGATTTACTCTAATCGTTTGATATAGTCCTTCAAATCTTCAATTGTACCACCATCTTTGATTAGCAGTTCTAAATCAGACTTAACAACCCCATAATAATGATTTTGCTGTGCATCATCAATGACAGATTTCATTGTTTCTAAATCATAGTTAGAGCGACTCATACTTCCCAAAGTAGCGTGTTCCAGTACAAGGCAAAAACGTTCTTCCATTTCCTCTAAATTGCCCGAAGTATTTGCATCTTGATTTTCAGAGTACACCTTATTTATTTCGTCATTGATTCGGAACATACTATCACTTATGAAGTCGTATATCTTATACATGAGTTCCGGTTCTTGCTCCTTTGGAGAATACACCATCACCCTTTTGCCGGCTCCTTTCATCCATCCAGCTTCAGTATTTGCAGAACGACCACAAGGAAGAACCATCACACAGACATCAGCCCACTTCATTGCATTGAAATCTAAATCAAAACCTTTCTGTGCAATCGGATGGTTGAGAGCTTCCCGATATTGCTGAGTACTCCAATTCTTCCAGTTAGGGTCAATACTCGACCACGAAAAGCCATAACTCATATCACCATTAGGATGCGTAAAATCATACACTTCGTGACCTTCATTTCTGAGAAACGATACAACATCTCGCTGATATGAGTTTCTCCAACTACTTGCTACATAAATTTTTGCCATATACTATAATTTTGATTTTTTAATTATTACTTTTGCATTACCAGTAATATTACTGGCCACAACAAATATTTTAAATTATGGATTTTATATTCAATTTTGAAATGTAGATTGTGCGCAAAAATCGTCGCGCACGATCTATCAAGTTTTCCTTCACAGGAAAATAGGTACTAAAGTTTATAATCGATGCTATATCTATTGTAGCAGGAATCAAAACGATTGTGAGCTGACGATTTAT